TTCAGTGATTCGTGCCAGAACTCGCACTGCATCTTTTGACATCAAGAGTCGTATCCTGACTTTGCCGATGTGGAAAGATATGACTCCCGAAATTGAAGATATGTTAGTTGGTCACGAAGTGGGTCATGCCCTTTACACCAACGATGACTATCTTGAACCACTAAGGGATACCCCTAAGTTACACTCATACATGAATGTCCTAGAAGATGTTCGTATCGAGAAACTTATCAAACGCAAATATCCAGGATTGCGCAAACGCATGAACGAAGGATATAAGCAACTCAATGATCGTGACTTCTTTGGCACGAAACAAGTTCAAAACTTTGACGACTTGTTACTCATCGACAAAATCAATCTCTACTTTAAGGCTGGATTCCAGTGTGGTGTAACATTCACACCTGACGAAAAGGTATTTGTGAATCGTGCTGAACGCACTGAGACTGTCGATGAAATCATTGCATTAGCAAACGATATCTATGCATATTCCAAACAAGTAGCCGAAGAGCGTAAACAAAATGCCAAATTCCAAGAACAGGAAGATGGTGATGAAGAAGATGAAAACGAAGATCCAATTTATGGTGACTTTGACATCGATGGCGATGATGACTTTGAAGAACAAGATGGTGGTGATGACGAAGATCTGAAACCATCAAAACAGAATAAATCATCTAATCTACAAAATGATGACAAGTCAGAAGAGGGTGATGACTTAGAATCAAAAACAGAAAGAGCATTCCAAAACAAATTGGAAGACCTTGCTGATGATTCCACTGAATACAAATATTGGAAATTTGATACAGACTATTTTACAGATCCAGTTATTGGCTACAAACAAGTCCTCAATGAAACTAAATCACCTGAAAAATGGTCAGTTGATAGTCCAGATACGATTGACTACCGCACTCGCAATATGAGTGATGAACAACGAACTGCTTTTCATGCAGCAGAGGATTTAGATTTTGTACAATTCAAAACCGAATCAATTCGTACTGTTAATTATCTCGTGAAAGAATTCGAGATGAAAAAGTCTGCTCAACTACATAAGCGTGCAATGGTATCAAAGATTGGTTCATTGGACATGAAGAAAGTCTATGCATATAAGTTGCAAGACGATTTGTTCAAGCGTGTGACTTCTCTACCACAAGGTAAGAATCATGGTATGATTCTTCTTGTTGACTGGTCTGGTTCAATGAATGATGTATTGAAAGATACAATGAAGCAGGTTATTAATCTGGCTATGTTCTGTAATCGTGTTCAGATTCCATATCGTGTCTTTGCATTCACCACTGACTATAATGACAGGATAACTCGAACTCAAGCAGAAAATGAATCATATCATGCTTGGAGAACTGCAAGGCGAGAAGAAAATAACTTGATTGACTGTGCAGACAGATTCCATCTGTTAGAATTCTTTAATAACAAAATGACTACCAGTGAATTCAATTCAATGGCTCGTCGTATCCTTGACTATCGTTTCCACTGGAATGAAGGTTATAACACTGGTGGTACTCCATTAAATGAAGCATTGGTATATTGCTATAATACTTTGGGTACATTTATCAAGAACAACAATATCGAGAAAACAACTTTCATCACTCTTACTGATGGTGAGGGTGGTTCATTGAATACATATTCTTATGGTCGTTTCGATGACTCTCGTACTGAAGTTGTTGATGGTATGTACAAACGAATCAAAATCAAGAACTTTATTAAAGATGAAGTTACACAGAAGACTTACGAAATTGGTCGTCTATCTGGTAATCAAACTGAGATGATTCTTCGAATGATTAAAGATCGCTATAATGTTGCAATGGTTGGATTCCATATCTGTCAGAATCGTGGTCGTGATTTGCGTGGTGTCTTGCAATCAAATCTACCTAACTACAATGGCGATATGTATGCACTAGTTGAAGCATGGAAAAAAGAATTTAAAACACAAGGATTTGCATCGGTGAAAAATACTGGTCGTGACGAATTGTTCCTGATTCCACAGTCCTCAACCAAGATTCAAGAGGGTGAGTTAGATGTAAAAGCAGATGCGAATGCAAAAGCGATTGCAAGGAATTTCGGTAAATTCTTGAATGTAAAGAAGACTTCCCGAGTCCTACTCAACCGATTCGTTGGATTAGTAGCCTAAGACCCTTGTATCTACAAGGAAAAATAAGTGTTGACTTTTATTGTTAATTACAGTATAATAGTCGTTATGAATTTGTGAAAGTGTAGTTTATTATGGAGAATGTGATGGCAAAAACTGATAACCAGTTCCGTGATTCGTTTGAATCTAAGATGAAAGAAATGTACCCTGACACTGCAACTAAAGGCACTGTTAGTCGTCCAGAACTTTTGAATGTTATGAAAGCATTAAAGACAGAGAAGTATCCTCTGTGGCTTATGAAAAATAAAGTTGGTCGTGGTTTGTACGCTATTGATGGTGGTGCAACCCCTGTTGTTGGAAACACTGCACTGAAAGCACAACCTGTGAAACAAGAATCCTTTAAGGTAGACTACTCTGATATCTCAGCGTTGATCCCAAAGAAAGATAGCAACTTTGTTCCATTCGGTAACTACACCGATTTGGAAAACATTATCAAGTCTGGTATCTTTTATCCTGCATATATTTCTGGTCCAACTGGGAATGGCAAGTCAACAATGGTCGAACAGATTTGTGCCAAACACAAACGTCCATTGATTCGTGTTAATCTTAACATGATGACTGACGAAGAACAACTTATCGGTTCCAAGACTTTGGAAGATGGTAATGTGGAGATCGTAGAGGGTCCAGTCCTTATCGCCATGCGTCAGGGTACTGCACTTCTTCTTGACGAAATTGATGCAGGTTCAGCAAACACTCTGCTTTGCTTGCAACCGATTCTTGAGGGTAAACCATATTACTTCAAACTCAAGAATGAGATGATTGTTCCAGCTGAAGGATTCAATGTCTTTGCAACTGCCAATACTAAGGGTAAGGGTTCAGACGATGGTCGTTATATTGGTACTAACGTATTGAACGAAGCATTCTTGGAGCGATTCGCTGTTACATTCGAACAGGAATACCCAAATGCGAAAATCGAAGTTAAGATTATCAAGAATCTCATGGAAACTTATGGCTGTCTAGATGCCGAGTTTGCAGAGACACTCGTGAAGTGGGCTGAAGCAATTCGTCGTACTTTCGAGGATGGTGGTGTGGATGAAACAATTACGACTCGTCGTATGATCCATATTGTTCGTGCCTTTGCGATTTTCAAGAATCAGCAGAAAGCAGTTGAGTTGTGTTGCAATCGTTTTGATGCTGCAACCAAAGCTGCATTCATCGACTTGTTCGATAAAGTTGCAAACCCACAACCTGAAGTGATCGCTACACCTGTAGAGACACCAAAGGTGGAGGACGAAGTTCCCTTCTAAAAACAATCCCTGCAACTTTGTAGGGTTATTACAAAAAAGACTTGCCTTTAATTGGGAATTGTAGTATAATAGTATCTGTTAGTTGAAAATCTTTGTGAAACTTTTTAAAGGAAATATATTATGTTGAAATTTGCAAACTTGACTTTGTCTCAAAAGCGTTTTGTTGTGGCTGTAATCGAGTCCAACAAGCAGTACAAAAAAGATCCTCAGATCACTCTGAAAGAATGTGCTGCAATTTATTACACTATTCGTGATCAGCGTACTGGTGCGAAGGGTGAAAAGATTGGTTACCCTAACTGGTTGTTCAATAAGAACAAAGTCGAGCGTGGTGTTTACCAGTTGCCGATTCCTACTGATGTAGAGTTGTCTGCGTATGCCAAAGAATTGGCTGAGAAGAATACTCCGAAAGTTGCTAAGGCTAAAGCCAAAGTTGCTAAACTTGCGAAAGCAAAGACTGTTAAAGTCAAAGCACCTACAAAGACTGTAGTTGCGAAAGAAGATAAGATGGAAGTATCTCGTCTTCAAAAGATTGTTGATGAATCCGCTGAGTTCGGTGACGACACTGAAGACTTCAATGCGATCCTTCGTGAGAATGGCATCACAGTTTAATTAGAGTTTATCTGTCATCTGGGGTACTGCCATCGCCCCAGATGATTTTTTTCATTTGATGGTTGTTAATTATGGAGATATTATGTCTAAACAAGAATTGCTATTGACGCATTTGAACAAGGGTAAGACTTTTACTGCTAAGCAGATCAAGTCCTCTTTTGGTATTGCACATCCTGCAAGCACAATCCGCAATCTGCGTGAACAAGGTTACTGTGTTTACTCTAACCCAGCAGTTGTGAATGGTACTGAAGTTGTTAAGTATCGCATCGGTCGTCCGACTCGTGCAATGGTTGCTTTGGCTAACCGCTATGCTGGTTCATCTGTATTTACTCGTACAGCCTAATTAAGTGAGTTATAAATGGGCATTCTTCGGAGTGCTCATTTGTCACATTCATTTGGAGAAAATATGGCAACCAAAGAAGATATCAAGAAGTCACAAAATGCCACCACAGGTGGTCGTAAATTTGATGGAGGTAAACTACAATATGGTTTACTTCCACCACTCGCATTAAAAGCGACTGTAGAAATTCTAACATTTGGTGCGGAGAAATACGAACCAGATAATTGGAAGAATGTTCCAGACTCAAAACGTAGATACTTTGACGCAATGCAAAGACATCTTTGGGCATGGAAAGAGGGAGAGCAAAACGATCCCGAGACTGGCAAGAATCACTTGGCACATGCAATGTGCTGTCTAATGTTCTTGTATGAGCATGATGTTAAATACTCAAAATAAATTTGCCAAATGCCTCGTTTTGAGGTATAATGTTTTATACATAGTAATGTACAATTTGAAAAAGGAAACCCTATGAAATTATCTAAAGAAACCGTAAACCTAATCAAGAACTTTGCTGGCATCAACAGCAATCTTCTCTTGAAGCAAGGTAACAAACTAGCAACAATCTCAGGACAGAAGAATGTCATGGCAGATGCCACAGTGACAGAAACCTTCCCTGACTTTGCCATCTACGACCTCAATGAGTTCTTGGGTGCGATGTCTTTGTTCGAAGATCCAGAGTTGGATTTCCAAGACAAGTATGTTTCTATCAAACAAGGTAGCATGAATATCAAATTCTTTGCAGCCGATGCATCAAACTTAACTGCTCCACAGAAAGCAATTACATTCCCTGAAGCAGAGATTAACTTCCGCATGACTTCAAGCATGTTGGATATGATTAAGAAAACTTCTTCAGTCCTTCGTGCAGCCGATGTATCAATCGTTGGTGATGGTAGTAAAGTAGTTGCCGTAGTTGGCGATAAGAAAAATGCTTCTGGTAACTCGTTCAGCGAACCAGTTGGCGATACAGATAAGACTTTCAAAGTTAATCTGAAAGTAGAAAACTTAAAGATGCTTCCAGGTGATTACGATGTTAGTATTTCTAGCAAGAAGATTTCACGATTCAAGTCTCCAAATAATGACTTAGTATATTATGTAGCAGTTGAAGCAGATTCTACATTTGAATTTTGATTTTAGAGAGAGTATAATTACTCTCTTCTTTTTATTATGGAGTTATTATGATTGATAGTCGTGAAGAACAGTTTTTGTGGGTAGAAAAGTATCGTCCACAAAAGATTGATGACTGTGTATTACCACAGGCACTTAAAGATACATTCAAACAATACATCACACAAGGCGAACTACCCTCATTCCTATTCTCAGGAACAGCAGGTGTAGGTAAAACCACAGTAGCAAAAGCACTATGTAACGAGATCGGTGCTGAGTATATCCTTGTGAACGGATCTGACGAAGGTCGTTCAATTGATGTTCTTAGAACTACAATTAAAGGATTTGCTTCTACCGTATCTCTTACTGATGCCAAGAAAGTTGTTATCGTTGACGAAGCAGACTACATGAATGCTCAATCGGTTCAACCTGCATTAAGATCTTTCATTGAAGAATTCTCTGGCAACTGTCGCTTTATCTTCACATGTAACTTTAAGAATCGTATTATTGAACCACTCCACAGTCGTTGTGCTGTTATTGAATTCAAGATTGATTCCAAAGACAAGCAGGAGATCGCTGCAACTTTCTTTAAGAGAGCTGTTCAGATTCTCAAGCAAGAGAATATCGAATTCGATCCTAAAGTAGTTGCCGAACTAATCACAAAACACTTTCCAGACTATCGTAGGATTCTTAATGAACTCCAACGATATTCTGTATCTGGTAAGATTGACTCTGGCATTCTTCTTAATATGTCAGAAGAGTCTTTCAAAGACTTGATTAAGTTACTCAAGGATAAGAACTTTACCGAAGTGCGTAAGTGGGTTGCCAAGCAAACTGATGCCGATACGACAAGTCTGTTCCGTGAGTTGTATGATACCGCATCTGTCAATATGGATCCCAATAGTATTCCTCAACTTGTTTTGACACTGGCTGACTATCAGTATAAAGCAGCATTTGTAGCTGACCATGAACTAAATATTATGGCAGCACTTACAGAAGTTATGGCTAACTGTAAATTCAAATGAGGCTAACATGGAACTTATTCTTTTAGTAGTGTACACATTTGTTGTGTGGATCGGTGGAGCAGTTTCTGGCTGGAAAGCAAGAGAAGAACACGCTAAACAAATCACAGAAAAACTGCTTAATCATTTGCAAAAATCTGCTGAACAAGATGAAGAGTCTATTCAAATCACTATAGAAAAACATAATAATGTATTCTATGTTTACGATAGAGAAACCAATGAATTTATGGCACAGGGTTCAACCAAAGAAGAAGTAGAAACTAATCTTAGAAAACGATATCCTGGAAAATCTTTTGGATGTAAGGAAAGTAATCTTTCCCAAACTGGGTTTTACTCATGACTCCATTCGACTTTATAAATGCAATTAACACAACCAAGAAAGACCTATTCGAAGACCCACTAGCAAGTAAGGATTATAAACCATTCCTTATTAATAGAGGGTTATCTTATTTCCCCGATACAGTCCTTTATGCAAACGAGATGAATCGTAATGCAGGTATTCCAGAGGACTGGCAGTTTTCTTTTTTACTAAATAGTATCTCGAAGAAGAAAAGATTCAGTAAATGGCACAAAAAAGATGCCGAAACAGAATCAGTTCGACTTGTAAAAGAATACTTTGGTTATTCTGATGAGAAGGCAGTGGAAGCACTCAGCGTTCTCTCTGAAGATCAATTAGTTATGATAAAAGAAAAATTATACAAAGGTGGAAAATAATGACTGTCGAATTGATTTATTACGACTGGACTCCTGAGTCGATGCTTGAAGTGATACTACCTGAACCAGATAACTTCCTGAAGGTTCGTGAGACACTTACCCGAATCGGGATTGCTTCCAGAAAAGAAAATACATTGTATCAATCTTGCCACATTTTACATAAGCAAGGTAGATACTTCATTGTGCACTTCAAAGAATTGTTTGCACTAGATGGTAAAGAATCGAATATCACTTCAGGTGATATCGAGCGAAGAAATGCAATTGCTGGTTTGCTTCAAGATTGGGATCTATTAAAGATACTAAATAATACACAAGCAGATCAGAAGGCATCTCTTTCTCAAATTAAGGTAGTTTCTTATAAAGAGAAAGATCAATGGGAATTAGTTCCTAAATATAATATTGGGAAAAAAACTAAATAATCTTAAACAATGGAGTTATTATGACTGAGCAAGCACAACAAATTACTATTAAACTTGAATTGACTCTTGATGAAGCAAATGCAATTCTAGCATCTTTGGGTAAACACCCATTCGATCAAATTGCAGCGTTGATCAATAAAATTCAAGCACAGGCAGTTCCACAATTGCCAAAGACAGAAGCACCAGCTACACCTGCTGCATAAAGAATTCACCTTATTACGAATCGTTGGTAAAGCTGACATGACGCACGATGTCGCTGGAACTAGTAACCAGCATTAATGATATGCCTTCGGGGTATCAATTTTAATTTAACTCGCTTAATAGGAGAAAACAACATGACTAAACTCATGCCTTTATTTCATGATCAATTCAAAGACTTCGATAAATTTTTTGTTGGATTTGAAGAACCAATGGCTCAAATGCAGAAAATGCATGACGACCTAACTAAAAACATCCCCAACTATCCTCCATATAACATTCGTAAGAATGATGATAAATCATACACAATCGAATTAGCTGTTGCTGGTTTCGGTGAGTCTGAGATCGACATCACTATTGATGGTGGTAAGTTAATCGTTAAGGGTAATGTTGATGCAGCTACTGATGCACTAGAAGATAACTTCTTGTTCAAAGGTATTGCCACTCGTGCCTTTACTCGTGCCTTTGCTATCGATGACCAAATCGAAGTTAAGGGTGCAGAACTATTCAATGGTATGCTTAAGATCGCTTTGGAGCGTTTGATTCCAGAAGAAAAGAAACCAAAGAAAGTTCCAGTTAAGACTACTGGTAAAAAACAATTCTTACAAGAGGACTCATATGACAAAGCTGCTGAGCAACTGTAAGAATATCATCCTCGGCATTGTTGAGGGTATCCAAATGTTCAAAGCCTATAAAGCAGGTAAAGTAAAATGAATACATGGATCCCAATGACAGATGACGATTGGGATTGGGTAAACGGTAAAGCACCAACAAAACCTAACCAACAGTAATCGTACAAGTAGGGAGAGTTTCGGCTCTCCCTAAATACTTGTATGAAAGCAAAACTATCTCCCAATATGATATCTTTCGTTACAGTTCGTCGTGGCGATTGGATATTAAAAATATCTGTTTATAAAAATAAACAGGTAATGGTAGTTGCACAGCATTGTTATGATTATGAGAGAACACTAATTACATTCTTTACTAACCAAAATAATGCAGCAGATTTTATTGAACAACTTGTTATAGAGGATTGAAATGACAGAGATTAAAGTATTTAAATTGATTAGTGGTGAAGAACTAATTGGTAAAGTAGAAGTCACAGGACTTGGATATACAATAGAAGCACCAGCAACTATTCTTATGCAACAAACAAAAGATGGTGTTGGTCTAGCATTGATGCCATACATGCCTTATACCGAAGGGAAGGTAAAATTGTTTAGTCAATGTATTGCCACCGAAGGCACTCCATCGAACAAAATGGTCAACGAATATAACCGATTATTCGGTTCGGGGATAGAGATCGCTCCAGCGTCTGCTTTAGTCGGTCTGTAACCCTCTCTAGGCTTCCCCTAGACCTCCCCTAAAACCCTCTCTCGTAGAGGGTTTTTCACATTTCAGAAGCCCGAATCTACAGGGCTAGTAATCCCCTCAGACTCGTAGGGTCATTCCAGATAGTTGTTGTCTTTAATTGCAACTTGCTGTATAATAGTAGTATGAAAATTGAAAAGGAAATGAAAATGTTGAAATTTGCGAATGTGGCTACAGTTGGTGACATTATCCGTGCTTATGATTTTAAGCCAATGGCTGGTCGTGAAGACTGTTTCGTTGAGGGTGTTGTTACTAAAGTTGACAACAAAGGTTATGATTGTTTTGTGATCAAAGTTACTAAAGACAGCTGGTCTGACGCAACTGACAAAGGTCGTGTTGGTGCAGAAGTTTTTGTTCCATTCCAAGTTAGTTTTATGGAATTTGATGGTCGTAGGAAAATATATTATGTTCTATAAATCAAAATCTGAGATCCGTGCTGAAACCGAAAAACAAGTAAAGTTGTTTTTGAAGAAGGGTGGAAGTATTGAAGTTGTAAAAGCACGCAAAGCACCAAAGCAACGCATGTCTGGTAAAGTTACAAGATCAGCGTCCACTGGGACTTCTGGATTTGCGACTGGATTCCCTCGCAAGAGTTGCATTTAAGTGTTGTCTTTAATTCATAATTGGGGTATAATAGTAGTATGAAAATTGAAAAGGAACTGCAAATGTCTGAATTTAAATCTTGGGAAGAAATGACTGCGTTAGAACAAGCCCAGTGCACTTACTCTGATTTTCACAAAGATGCTTATGGATTCCGTCCACGTAACGATGTGAGTGATTGGACACTCGAGGATTTCGATCGTGAGTTCGCTGTTTTTGCTCGTGTGTGTGAACAGAATCGCATCCAAGAAGAAGCAGCAGAAGCCGAAGCAATTGTTCGCTTCGAAGATCGTGTGACTAATCTTATGCACACTGGTACTAATCGTGCTCGTGCTAATGGCGACTTCGAGTATTTCTGTTTCACGCAAGGTCTGCCTTATGGTTACTTCAAGGAAGTTGCATGATCCTTGCAAGAGAAATTACGAAGTGGGAAGATGGTATGGATTGTAACCATACCTACATCCTGACTGAAAACATGGAAAAGATTTTCGGCTACTTTAAGAAGAGTAATCCCAAAGACTTTATGATGTTCAAAAATCCAATTCGATTCGATACTCGATATCGTAAATTCAAAGTTATCAAACGCAACATGTACTTTGAAGGACAAGAGCCAACGAATAAAATCTGGCATATCAAGGGTAGCAAAGACCACGTATATACCGTAGAAGAATCAGAAAATGGTATGGTCTGTAGTTGCATCGGTTTTAAATATCATGGTAAGTGTAAACATATTGATGGAGTGATGAATGAACATAAATGAATTTCTAAACAGTCTTGCTGAAAATGCCTCACGCCATTTCAAGATCGACCAATTAAACGCACAGAGCGATAACGAAACTCTGCGTGAGGTTATTCGGCTAGCACTAGATCCATTTACTCAATTCTATCAACGAAAGATTCCTGAGTATACCACTGACTCGAAACAAACAAGTCTTGATCGAGCCATGCTTGCATTGTATGACTTGAAAGAAAGAGTCGTGACTGGTAATGCAGCAATTGAATATCTCCGTATGCTTCTCTCATCCGTATCAGCCGATGATGCTAAGGTATTGGAGAGAATCATCTCCAAAGATTTGAAGTGTGGTGTTGATGTATCGACTGCCAACAAAGTTTGGTCTGGTTTGATTCCTGAATACCCATGCATGTTATGCAGTCCATTCGAACAGAAGTTGGTTGACAAGATTAAGTTCCCAGCCTATGCACAAATGAAGATGGATGGTATGCGATTCAATGCCATTGTTCGGGATGGTAAGGTAGAATTCCGTAGCAGAAATGGTAAACAGATTCATCTGTTGGGTAATCTTGAGAAAGAATTCGCTGCATTGGCAGGTTCAATTG